TACTGATCCGGCCCCGACTGACCCGGCCCCGACTGACCCGGCCCCGACTGACCCGGCCCCGACTGACCCGGCTCCGACTGACCCGGCTCCGGTCGAGTATAAAATTCCTGAAGGATACCCGGATTCTATAATGGACATGGCTAGGGCTGAAGGATTTACTAACGAGCAACTTAATCACGTGATTGAATATTTTTCAAATGTGTCAAAAGAGTATCAAGATGCGGCGCAAGACCAATTAAACCAACAAGGCCAAGCACTGGTTGAAAGTTGGGGTGAGGATAAAGATCAGAATATATCTTTAATACGGGTTGCACTAGATTACCACGATGAGAGCGGTGACTTTAAGCAGTGGTTGAAGGTGTCTGGTTTTGGAAACCACCCTGTTATGCTTCAACATCTGTTGTCGCTAGGGTCTAAGTTGAAAGAAGGTGGGTTTATTCGGTCAGAAGCAAACACACCTACTCGGCAAGCAACATTAGCAAAGAAATTATTTCCTAACAACAATTAAACAAAGGAGTAGTAATGGCGTTTACACCTTACACTGGTAATGAGTTGCCTAATCTGGTAAATCTTACTAAACGACTTGACCCGGATGGGTCTATCGCGGCGATTGGTGAACTTCTGTCAGAGTTCAACCCTATTCTTGAAGACATCCCCCTGGTTGAAGCTAATCAAGAACTGTCACACTTAACAACCGTTCGTAGCGGACTGCCTTCTCCTACGTGGAGAAAACTCAACTATGGTGTTCGTCCTTCTAAATCAACCACAGTACAGATTACGGAATCAATCGGGATGTTGGAAGATTATGGCGAAGTGGATAAGGAATTGGCTGTCATTAACGGCAACACCGCTGAGTTTCGTTTGTCTGAGGATATGCCACATATCGAAAGTATGTCGAATACAATGGCGACTACTTTGTTTTATGGTGACACAGCTGTCAATCCTGAACGATTTTTGGGCCTTTCGCCACGGTATGATGTTATTGGTACCCCTGCAAACAAGCCGAATGCTGCTGTAAACTCAGACTACCTTAAGCACGTTCTGGACGCTGGTGGGACAAACTCAGGTCATCTGACGTCAGTGTGGTATATCAAATGGGGCGACAATACTGTCCACGGTATCTATCCGAACGGCTCTAAAGCAGGTTTGATTAACGAAGACATGGGCGAAGTCACGTTGTTTGATAACGACGGTGGGCGGTTCCAAGGTTACAGAACACACTACCAATGGAAGATGGGTTTTTGTGTACGTGACTGGCGGTACATTGTACGTATTGCTAACATAAACCTGGCGAATATGGAAACCGCGTCGGATCAGCAGAGCTTGTATCGGTCAATGATTAAAGCGATGTATACTACACCTCAGAATAATTTGGGTCGTGGTGTCTTTTATGCTTCTTCGGCGGTTCTGGCTATGCTTGATATCGCGGCGGTTGAAAAATCCAATGCGGCTTTGGGTTATCAAAATGTATTTGGCAAAGAGGTATTAGCTTTCAGAGGCATACCGATTCGTCCGTGTTCTGCTATTCTCGAAACCGAAGCTCGTCTGACTTAAAAGGAGTAAATTATGATTTTGGATAAAGAAACACTTATGGCCGATGATCTGGCTTACAATGGCACAGCGGACGTTCTTGATCTTGAATCCGTAGGTGCTGGGCCGGGTGAGCCGATCATGCTGTTTGTGGCGGGTTCTTCTGACCTTGCCGGTGCTACAGGTGTAGCTGTTCTTGATGGCGCTACAAGCAGTCCGTCTGATGATTTTACCACGCATACTTGTTCTCTTGCAGGTAAAACTATCCAGTTTGAGATTCCGTCAGACGTAAATCGTTACATCACAGTACAATTAACTGGCAGTCCGTCTGCCGGGTCATGGAATTGTGGTGTAGTCCGCGGCGTTCAGACAGCCCAATAAATTTTAGGTCTGTAGATCTACATACCTCCAAGGTCTGTAGATCTACAGACCTTGGAGGTTAAAAATGAAATGTGTAGCGAATTGCATGTGCCAGGCACGTATTGACGGTGGGAAGATTAAAACATTTGAGAGATATGATACATGGGATTTTGAAGAGTGCCCTGAAAACTTTTCTCCAATCGACGATCCTAATGTGTATGATTTAAATGACGTGGACGAAGAAGCTATTGTATCTTTAGGCATTCCTAAGTCTGAGTTAGTTGCTTACGCTAAGGAAAAGTATGGCGTCGATATCTCTAAGTATAAGAAAATTTCTACCGTGGCTGAAAAATTTTGTGACGCGCGATATCGGTTTACTGATGCTCTTGAAAGAGAGAAAATAAAGGCCCAGTAATGGCATACTCAAAAATAGATATATGTAATTTAGCATTAGCTATGTTAGGTGAAGACAGTATTCGATCGTTTGATGACCATAACAAACGTGCTAGACTATGCAGTAATTTATTTGATTTTTCGCGTGACAGTATTTTAATTAAAGCAGCTTGGACGTTTGCTGTCAAGTTTTTTAAACTCAAAAAACTTGATGGCATTGCGTCTGACGAGCAGCCTCCAGATATAAGTATTTATAACATGCCTAATGACTGTTTAAAGCCTTTAGATATAACACCTTTTGGCAGTAAGCAAAAATGGTATGTATGTGCTGAGGGTATTGCTGTTTCTAGTTCTGTTGAAGAACCAACATTAAAGTACATTAAGAAAGATGTAGATGTAGGCTCTTACACATTACCTTTTATAAGTATTTTGTCTGCTAAAATAGCTATGCACTTAGCTCTCCCTGTAACAAAAAGCCAAAAAATAGCAGGTGATACAAAAAAACTCTACTACGCGGCGTTGGCTGAAAATATACCAGACGATGATAATATCGGGGATAACGGAAAAAGCCCTGATAACGAGCCTTGGCGGGATACATTTGTAGAGGTAGGTCAGTGATACATAGACTAAAACATAACTTCACAGCTGGTGAAATAAGCCCACTTACGAGTAAACTCGTAGATTTTAGCAGATTTAAAAACGGCTGCCATAGACTTGAAAACATGATCCCTCTTACGCAAGGGCCAGTTACCCGGCGTGTTGGATTTGAGTTTATATACGATTTGACTTTACTTGGTTTAGACTTAAACCATCTTAAAGTAGTACAGATTCCTTTTACACATGACGAAGAATTAGAGTATAATTTAATCCTCTTTAACCATGTTAGCGGTACACCTCGTTTAGTCGTAGCTATAGCAGGGGGGCTTGTTGTTTATCCAGACCCTCCCCCAACAGAATGCCCAGCAGGAACACCTATTTCGCCACCTGTTAGTGCAGGTGACGTTGTATATATTGATTTACCAAATTTTGAAATTGACAAGTTAGATTACGCACAATCTGGCGACGAACTTTTCATAGCCCAACCCGGCTTACAGCCACATGTGTTGACACGGTATAGCCATTATTGTTGGACTCTTTCAAGTGTAACGTTTGCAAATCAACCTACTGATTGGAGTACGACGAATGGCTGGCCTGAAACAGTTGTATTTTTTCAACAAAGACTGCTTTTTGCATGCAACACACTACGCCCCCATACAGTGTGGGCGTCTAAAGCTGGAGATTATTTAAACTTCACCACTGGCACGAACGATGATGATGCGCTTACGTTTACGCTTGACAGCGGCACTCAGAATAAAATTATGTGGCTGGCCGCCAAGAAAGCTTTAAATATTGGTACACTTGGAAATGAATGGACTGTGACCGGTGCTACTAGTCATGCAATCACACCTACTAACATACTGGCTAAATTACAATCAAACAGGGGGAGCAGTAAAGTAAAACCTTTATCTGTAAACTTCACTACGATTTTTACTGAGAGGTTTGGAAGGACAGTAGAAGAATTTATCTATGACTATATGTTTGACTCGTACAAGACTGTTGATATGAGTGTGCTTGCACCACACATAACTGAGAAATTTTCTTTAATAGATTGGGCTTATCAGCAGGTTCCCCATAGCATAATTTGGATGGTCAGGTCTGATGGTGAGTTAATTGGTTTAACATATCAGCGTGAGCAGAAAGTTGTCGGCTGGCATAGACACCCGTCGGATGCCGTTATGATGTCTGTAAACTGTACTTCAAGTAAAACACGACGTGAAGACGAGTTGTGGGTTATTGTTAAACGTACCATTGATGGTAACGAAAAAATATATTTAGAGAAAAAAGCTGCCGAGTTTATTTCAGACGACGCCATTGATAGTGTTTTTCTCGATTCTTATTCTGTATTTTCAGGGGCATCTGTAAATGTCATACACGGTTTGTATCATCTAGAAGGTAAAACTGTCAGTATTTTAGCTGACGGAGCTACTCACCCTGACAGAGTTGTTTCGTCTGGAACAGTTGAGTTAAACAATTTTTACTCACATATAGTAATTGGCTTACCTTATAAATCTGTTGTTGAACCAGTTTTACAAGAGTTGAATGTAGAAACAGGAACATCAGTGGGGAGATATGAGGGGATTGCGTATTTAGATTTAAGTCTTTACAGATCATTAGGTTGTAAGATAGGTCGATGTGATAGTGAAGACGGTGACTATGAAGAAGTAATCCCATTCAGAAGGCCATATGATAAGACTGGTAGCAGACTTCCTTTGTTCAGCGGTGTTAAGCATGTAAATTACCCTGAAAGCTATGACCGTGATGCAAGGTATTATATATCACAAGAACAACCGTTACCTTTGACAATTTTGGCAATAACAGACATATTTGAAATGGAAGACTAATGGGTTACGCAGCTTTAGTTGGGGCCATAGTGGGCGCTGGCTTATCTATTATCCGAGGGCACAGAAGCAGAAGACAAGCTCGAAGAAATGCACGCGCAGTACAACAGATGGCTAGGTATAACGCTAGTATGGCGATTCGTGAAGCAAGAGAAAACTCGAATCGGACTATGGCTACAGCCATGTTTAATTCAATGGTACATTCGGAGGCCGCGTCTGTAAAGTCAAGTTTAGTAATGGCTGACGCCAGCTATAACGCTAAAATGAATTGGCTGGTGGGCGATTACAACGCTAAACTTTTAGAACGTGAGAGTAAACTACTATGGCAGGAACATGATTTAGCTAAGTACCTGTACCAGAAAAATTTAGAGCGAACAACCAGCAGCATTACATCAACTTTTGCAGCATCCGGGATAGAATTAGGTAATGCTGGTGAAGCGCCGGAAGTTGCTGTTTTAGACAACCAGTCTCAGGGGGCGCTTCAATTATTCATCATGAAACACGGTACTGATGTTAAATCATGTT